TCAGCTAAAGGTATACGTGAATCGTTGGCTGACATAATCAGCTCAATTTCGCCCGAAGAGGTGCCTTTTCAAAGTAATGTTGGATCTGAAAACGTGTCTAACACTTATTTTGAGTGGCAGACTGACGCTTTGGCGGCAACAAGCAAAACCGCACAAATCGATGGTGACGACGTAGGGTCTTTTGATGCTACGGCAGCAACCACTAGGGTTGGTAACTATACGCACATTTTGCGTCGCACAACTATTGTCGCTGACAACCTAGCAGCGCAAGATTTAGCCGGCAGAAATGATGAGTTAAGTTATCAGTTGGCTAAGCGCGGCAAGGAATTACGCCGTGATGTCGAGGCAGTTTTAACCGATAACAACGCGCAGGTCGCCGGTAACGCTTCCACAGCTCGTGAGACCGCAGGTCTTGGCGCTTGGATTGCTACCAACGACAACTTTGGATCAGGTGGTGCATCGCCAACTGGCGACGGTAGTGATGCTCGTACAGACGGTACACAAGCTGCATTTACCGAGGCAAAGCTTAAAACTGCAATGCAGGCTGCGTTTACAGCCGGCGGTCAGCCAAGCATCTTAATGGTTGGGCCACATAACAAGACAGTTGTATCAGGCTTTGCCGGTATTGCTGCTCAGCGTTATCAGGCTCCAAGCGACAGCCCGACAACAATCGTTGGAACGGCAGACGTGTATATGTCAGATTTTGGAACCTTAAACGTGGTTTGTAACAGGTTCCAAAGAGACCGCGATGCGTTCATGCTAGACCCAGAGTATGCATCAGTATGTTACTTACGTCCGATCCAACAGGTAGAACTTGCCAAAACCGGTGACGCAGAAAAAAGAATGATTCTCTGCGAATTTGGTTTAAAAGTTCTTAATGAGGCAGCTCATGCAGGATCTTTTGACCTAGCAACATCATAATACATTTGGGGCGGCATTAGTCGCCCCATTTACTTGGAGTTAAAAATGAAGCGTATATTTAGCCAAGACCCTGCAACTGGAATAACCAAATATTGGCATGTAACCGATAAGGGCGAGTATGTCGTTGAGACAAAACAAGACGTCTCCGCAATCGCCGAGAGAAATAAAAACGAATACAAAGAAACGCCAGATAAATACAAAGACGTTAATAAAGTAGCGTCGTTACCTCTTACAGTGTACTATGAGCTCAAGCGCCAAGGGATTGCAGACGACCCAAAGGCAATGCGTAAGTGGCTAAACGACAGCGACCAAAGAGTATTTAGGACAAGGGCAGGCACATTATGAGTATTACAACTTATACAGAATTGAAGGCATCAATAGCCAACTGGTTAAATAGAGATGACTTAACAAGCGTAATACCTGATTTTATTGCCCTTGCTGAATCAGAGATGGATCGAAAGATAAGACATTGGCGTATGGAGATTAGAGCTAACGCAGCGATTGATACAAGATACACTGCCTTGCCGACTGATTTTTTAGAGAATGTTAGATTTCATTTAGATGTAGATGAAAGACCACTTGAGCTTGTTACTCCTTTATTTTTGCAAAAGAAACGAAACGAAAGTAATGACTCTACTGGGCGCCCACAATATTATGCGTTGGTTTCTGGCTCTTTTGAAGTGTACCCAACTCCAGATACAAGTTACAGTGGTCAAATTTATTATTATGCTAAAACGCAAAAGCTTAGCGATTCAGTCGCAAACAATTGGATTTTAACACATTACCCAGATACTTATCTGTATGGAGCTTTATTACACAGTGCTCCGTATTTAATTGATGACGCCAGAATTGCCGTTTGGGCAGGGTTGTATCAAAATGCGATAAGTGGTATAAACGGCAACAATGACAAGGCTAAATATGGCGGCTCTGGTCTACGTATGCAAATTAACAGTTACTCATAGGAGAAAAAAATGGCAAGTTTAGGAGATAGAGTTTTTGACGCCGGTTTAAGCTCTTTGGACACAGAAGCTAATAAAATTACAGTTACATCTCAAGAATCAACAACTTTTACTGAAGGTAACGCAACGCACGCTTTAGGTAACTCAACATCTTTAAGCTTTGGCGCTCCTGCGGACAGAAGTGGCGGCGGTAGAGAAGTTACTGCGGCAGCTATTACTGACGGCAGCATTACAGCTACGGGAACTGCAACTCATTATGCGGTGCTAGACACAACAAACAGTAGATTGTTGGCTACTGGTGCTCTTACAGCGTCACAAAGTGTAACGTCAGGAAACACCTTTAACCTTGCAAGCTTTGCCATAGGTATACCTGATCCTTCATAATATGACTGAAAAAACTGTACATAGCTTTAGTGTCGTGCCTGATGAGTATGCTAATAAAATTAAGGAAAAAGGTTTTACAATCGACCAAAAAAAATCTGACGAGAAAACTAAGGAAAAAAAAGGCGAATAGAACATGGTTAAATTCGCAGATCGGGTCAAGGTAGCCACTTCAACAACAGGAACAGGAACGGTTACTCTTGGGTCTGCGGAAAGTGGTTACCAAACTTTTGCTAGTGGCGGTATTTCTAATGGGGATACCGTCCGTTACGTTATCGAGGAAGGTGCAGCTTGGGAGATTGGGCAGGGTACTTATACTCATAGCGGAACAACATTATCCAGAACACTTAGTAGTAGCTCAACAGGATCACTTTTAAATTTAGGTGGTGCAGCTTATGTATTTATCAGTCCAAGCGCGGCTGATTTAACATTATCAGGTGGCGCACATAATTTTACAGCCTTTACTGCAACAGCCAATCAAACATCTTTCAGCGTAAATTATGCTGTTGGAAACATCTTGGTATTTATGAATGGCGCAAAATTGGACGCAAGTTCTTTTACGGCTTCATCTGGCTCTGCGGTTGTTCTTGGTTCTGGTGCTAGTCTTGGAGATATTGTAGAGGTCGTAGAATATGGTGGTGCATCTGCTAATTATTCTACAACGGAATTTACTGCGACGGCAAATCAGACGGCATTTTCTGGAAGTTATAATATAAATAAATCAGCAGTTTATTTAAATGGAATATTATTATTGCCAACGACTGATTATTCTATCAGTGCTTCGTCAGTAACGCTAAGTAGCGGTGCTAATACTGGTGACATATTACAAGTTCAACAATATGCAATTTAGGATTGAGATATGAGTATTAACAGAAATTTAGCGACCTTTGCGACCAGTGTAACTTCTGATGGTAAAGCGTACATAACAATTACTGTTACGGTTGCATCCGTTGGCGGTAGTAACAAGTACCATATCGACGGAACAGCACAACAAACCGTATCGTTATCTAAAGGTATAACTTATCGTTTTGACGTTTCAGACAGTTCTGTAAGTGGTCATCCTTTTGTTTTCAGTACTGGAAGCAATGGCGCAGGATCATCCTTTACCACAGGTATTACAACTAGTGGGACGGCAGGGAGCGCCGGCGCTTATGTCGAGGTTACTTTAGAACAGGACGCACCAGATCACCTAGGATATTATTGCTCCAATCATAGTGGCATGGGCGGACTAGTTAAAACTGCACCAATCGGGGATGCAAACTTTGCTAGTTTCGCAGGTACATTTACTTTTCCAACAAGTGATGGAAGTGCAAATCAAGTACTTAAAACAGATGGATCTGGAACACTTAGTTTTGCCGCAGTAGCAGCGAGCTACGGTAACAGTGATGTAGATAGTCACCTAAATCAATCTAACCCTACTAGCGGATATGTTCTTTCATGGAATGGATCAGATTATGCTTGGGTAAGTAATGCAGGTTATACTGACGCCAATGTAAATACTCACCTCAATGTTAGTGGTGCTTCATCTGGTCAAATCCTAGGTTGGAACGGCTCAGATTATGCTTGGGTAGATGATCAAAGTGGATCGGGCGGTATTGCTAGTGTTTTAGCTGACACGACTCCTCAACTTGGAGGTTCGCTTGATGTTAACGGACAGGCTATTGTCTCAGCAAGTAACGGCAACATTGCGATTACACCAAATGGATCGGGTAAAATTATCCTTGATGGTTTGTCTTTTCCTACGGCAGATGGAAGTGCCAATCAGGTTCTAAAAACGGATGGTTCAGGACAACTAGCTTTCGCAGATGATAATGCAGGTAGCTCTGGTCTTAGTCCTGTTAATACACACTCTCAAACGATTAGCTCTAATACTACTATAGCAGCGACTGACAATGGATTTTCCGTCGGACCAGTAAGCATTGCAAGTGGTATAACTCTAACAATTTCATCAGGGGCGCGATACGCGATAATATAATGACAGAATTAAAAGTTGATACAGTTGTTGATTTAGCAGGTACTGGCAAACCTAATTTTAGCACAGGCGTAACAATAAATACGGCAGCATTGTCTACGCTAAATTTAGGGCAATATGCAGCAAGTGGCACTGAGCCTAGCTCTCCTGAGAACGGTTCTGTCTGGTGGGATTCAACAAACGAAGTAGTGAAGGTTTACATTGCAGGTGAGTGGAAAGAAACAGTCGGTATTTCTAGTGCAATACTTAATGGCGGCGTGAGGGGTTTTGCTTTTGGTGGTGATAATACAAATGTCATAGAATATTTTGATATAACTTCAGCAGGTAACGCAACTGATTTTGGTGACATGACTAACTCAGGGTCAGGTCTTTCCGCAGGGGTTAGCAACTTAGCTAGAATCGTAATGAGTGGTGCAGGCAGTTGGACAGAGCAGTATGATTATATAACTTGCGCAACAACAGGCAACGCTACTAACTTTGGCTCTATGGCAAACAGTGACCAAAAGGCGCCTTCTGCCTGTGGTGATGGGACTAGAGGAGTCTTTATTTCTGGCATTACAGACTATGAAGATAGTAACGCGATGGAATACATCACTATAGCCACAACGGGTAATGCTACGAATTTTGGTAATCAGACAGTTACAAACGCTTACAGATCCTCATGTGCTGACGCAACACGAGGTCTAACTTTTGGAGGTCAAGGCACCAATGTGATTGAATACATCACCATACAGACAACAGGCAATGCAACAGACTTTGGGGATACAATTTATAGTGGCGTTTCATACGCAGGGGCAACAGCCGATAAGGTTACTGGTTTTCATATTGCAGGTAATAGCCAAAGTATGAAAGGTGAAATACATAAAGTCACTATACAAACTCTAGGCAATGCTACTGACTTTGGAGACCTAGCTACAGATATTTATGGTTGCGATGCTTGTTGCGACGGTACATATGCCTGTGTTGTTGCTTCTACTATTAATGGCACGCAATCAAACAATATTGAGAGGTTCACTACCGCTACCGCAGGTAACGCATCTGACTTTGGTGATTGCACAGTAAATAATGAACACAGGGGTTCTGCGTCAGGAAACGCTTCTTAGGAGAAAAATATGTCAGAATTTGATGTAAAAAAAATAACTAACCGTGCAGGGACAGGCGCACCTAGTTTTACATACGGTCTTAATATTGCAGGGTCAGATAGTGGTTTAATAGGTAAGGCAATTACTTCATCAGGATCAGAACCGGCTTCCCCTGCAAACGGTGACGTCTGGTATGATAGCACTAACGATAAATTCTATTACTACGCAGCAAGTGAGTTTAAGCAGCTTACTCATGTAAATGCCAGTAGTGTGTTATGGGGAGGTGATAGAGGCATAATTGGTGGTGGATTAACATCTGGCGCGGCATCGACTAATGTTATTAATTATATAACTATTACAACAACTGGCAACGCTCAAGACTTTGGCGATCTTTCAGTAGGTAGAGAAACTCTTGGTGCGTTAAGTAATGGCACGAGGGGCTTGTTTGGTGGTGGGGCTGTTGATAATGCGGCAGGGCGTTCAAATGTAATTGATTACGTCACTATAAGCACTTTAGGAAATGCCCAAGACTTCGGTGATTTAGAATATCAAACAAGATATGCTGATGGAGCAAGTTGCAATGGAACGGTTGGAGTATTTGCAGGTGGTTACATTACCAGTATCATAAGTGCTATTCAAAAAGTTGTTCCTGCAACAGCAGGTAATGCAACCAGTTTCGGTGTTCTAAGTTATAATACCTACGGAGCAACATCTTTTGCTGATGCTACCAGAGGTGTCATTGCAGGTGGCTATACTTCAAATGCTCACGTTTCAACAGAGTATATTACCTACGCTTCGACAGGGAACGCTACAGATTTTGGTGATCTAACTTTAGGTCGATATGAATTAGCAAGTGTGTCAGACGTAACAAGAGGTGTTGTCGGTGGCGGTCAGGGAAATAGTGGTCTTTCTAATGTTTTAGATTATTTCACAACGCAGACTACTGGTAATGCAACAGATTTCGGTGACCTTTCCGTTGCAAGAAAATGTAGTGGAATGAGCCAAGCTACTTATGGTGTTTTCTCAAGTGGTTCGGGATCGTCCTATGTTAATACTTTAGACTACATTACAATACAGACAACAGGCAACGCGACCGATTTCGGTGATAACACTTCTGCCTTTGCAGGTGTTGCAGCTTGCTCTGGTTCACCCTCTTAGGAGAAAATTATGAGTACAATAAAAGTAAACACAATTGATAATAATGGGTCAAATGTAGACTTTCCTAACAAGCTAACTGTTAGAGGAAATGCAATTGAGCAAGGATATACTGCAAGTGGTACAGAACCATCATCCCCAAGTGCAGGGGATTTTTGGTGGGATAGTACAAATAGTGTGCTTTACCAATACATTAGTAGTGAGTTTAAAAAAGTTTCTTTAGCACCTCCTATGAGTTGGGGTGGTGATCGTGCAGTTACAACTACAGATAGTAGTGGTTATAAATATTACACAATAACAACGCCAAGTGCGGCTTCAACTTTTGGTGATTACTCAACATCACATAACCACGATAGAGGGGCTGCTTGTTCAAGTAAAACTAGAGGGCTTTTTGCAGGTGGTTCGGACGGAGGCACTTTTACAAATATCATTGAATACATAACGATTGCCAGTGCAGGAAATGGAACAGACTTTGGAGATTTAGTAGGAACATTTTATTATATGGCAGCAGCGTCAAATGGCACACGCGCATTGTTTGGAGCAGGGTATAAAGATGGGGCAAGTTCAAGTAATGAGTCTAACGACATTCAATATGTTACTATTGCGACTACTGGCAATGCCACAGACTTCGGTGATCTAACTGATACATTAATTGGAGTTACTGCATCTTCCGATGTAACTTATGTTTTATTTTTTGGTGGTCGTAATTCGGTTAGAAATAACATTGATTATGTCACGGCAGCTACAGCAGCTAATGCGACAGACTTCGGGGATATGACATATTCAGCATCAGAGCATGGCGCAGTATCAGACGCCACAAGATCAATCCATGTTGGTGGCTATACTGGCTCATCCGTTACTAATTCAATGGGGTACGTCACAACTGCTACTCAAGGGAACGCAACTGATTTTGGCGATCTGACGGTTGCTAGATACGGAATGGGTACAGCAAATAATAAAACGGTAGCTGTATTTTTTGCAGGTCCAAATGCAAGTTATGCAGCTAATAATACAATTGATCAATGCGTGATTCAGACAGCAGGGAATTGTACTGATTTTGGAGATATGCCTGCTAACCAAGAGGAATCAATCTCTTGTGCAGGTGACGCATCATAAAAGGAGGTCAAGCATGACTAACGTAATTACAAAACCGATTACTTTTTCTTTGCCAGTAGAGGCAAGTAAAAATATTAATCAAGTTGCGGCTGCAAAAGTCGCTGAGAAGTTGCCAGAGATTGCAAAAGCAACTAGGGCATTTGATCGTAACAACAGCCAAACAACATTAAACATGATGACGCTGACTATGCTTAATGGTCACTCGCCATATCGAATGTTGCGACAGATAACAGCAGAAGTAGAGAAGCGAGAAAACGCATTAAATGAAGCGCAGGTTTCTCATGCTGAAGTTCGTATGGAGATTATGGAGTTAGAAGGTTCAAGCGATGCAGTTAGTGAAGCAAAGCTAAGACAAAAACGCCATAATTTAATTCAAATGGAAAACAAGATTAATGGCTCAATCAAAGACATTGCAACTCTTATAGACAGCTATGAAAACATTAAAGAAAACTACGACATTGACGAATGGGATGAAGTCGCTTTTGAGCGTGAAGAAAAGCGCCACCATGTTCGGAGAGGCTTTGAGCTTATGTATCGTAACCTGATGGACGGTGGCAGAGCTTCCACAGCAACGATTGAGTATATGCAACAATATGGAGTTCACCCACAACTCGCACTTACTGAGGTTAGTGGCTACATAAAAGTTACGGCTGATAGAATTGCAAAACTAGAGAATTTGCACAGTAATGATCTAGAAAGCTTCTTAGATCAAATGGCAGATAAGTATTATAAAAACGCAGATATTACCGCAGAAAGAATTTTTGGTAAGGCTGATTTTCTTAATACGGATTATATGTTACAACTGGAAAAGTCTAAGGAGTCAAAAAAATGATTATAGAATATAAAATGCACATGACCGCAGGCGGAATGAGAGCGCCTGAGTGGGTAGAAGACGGTGGTTATTTTCCAGATGATGCTACAAATACAAAAGTAGGTTGGTCACCAGATGAAGCTGATCGGGAGTATTATGTGCCTGATACTGTAACTGAAATGACAGCTACAGAACTAGAAACAAAAGTTCTTGCTATGCATTCTGCAAATAAATTTCAAAAATCTGACGAAAACGGAGATATGTCAGATATGACAAATGCAGAAGTCAAGACGATGGTTTCTGATTGGGTTGCAGCTAGGTCATAATTAAATGTTTGGATTTGCTCCAGTTGCATCTGCACCTATTGCAGACGATGCAGCGGTTACTGAAAATGTTGTAACTGTTGTTGGAGTAACATCTGAGACGCCGGCTATACCGAGCGTTGTATTTTTACAAAATTACTTACTTACTTGTGTTAATGTTTCTTGTGCTCCACCAGTTATTAACACAGTTTCTGTTGTTCAAAATCACTCACTGATTGCAGGCAATGTTACCGCCGGCGCTCCTGTTATTGCTTCAGCAAATGTTGCTGAAGATGAAACATTTACAACTGCAAATATGGTTAGCGGTGAGCCAAGTGTACCAACTGTCTTAGCTTCCGTAGCTTATGCTATTACTGTTAATGGCGTAATTAGTGGATCTCCTAATTTTTCAAGTTTAAGTATAACAGAGATTAGTTCTTTCACTACTTCTAGTTTAATTACTGGTGATCCATCTGTTGGGTCTATTGGCATTACTCAAGATCATAATTTGACGCTAAATGGCGTTGTTTCTGGGTCTCCAGACGTGGTTAATTTAAATGCAGCAGAAGGCGAAACTTTTGTAGCAGCAAATTTAACAGCAAGCTCACCTAGCGTATCTAACTTAACATTTAGCCAAATTCATAATTTTACCGCTACTGGGTTAGTTGCAGGACCACCTAGTGTTTCTTTAGTAAATGCAACTATAAACGAAAATATTATTGCAAACGGCATTGTTACTGGCGCCGCTTCAGTGCCAAGCCTAAATATGTCAGAAGGTGAAACCTTTGGTGCGGCTTCAGTAATAACTGGAACACCAAGCGTTGGGGCTCCTTCATTAAACTCAAGCCTAAACATTTCTGCTTCAAGCGTTGTTGCAGGACAGCCTTTAATTTCTACGGCTGACGTAACCAGAATAATTAATTTTACTGCAACAAGTTTGGTCACTGGTTCACCAATAATACCTTCACCATCATTTGCACAAGTTTTTTCAGTTTCTGGAGTTACAGCCGCAGCTCCAACATTATCAAGTCCATCACTTACAAATATACCTGATTTTCAACCTAATGTAATAACAGTAATACCTGCCTCAGTAGTTGGGCTTGCCACAATAACGCAAAATCATGTACTACTTACAGACAATATTCTTGCAGGAAGACCTACTGCTAATGTGTTCATGGCTTTTGTTGGTATCCACCCACAAATTCCTTTAGAGACATATACAAATGTTTCTGGTAATATTCTTGCAGAAATATGGTCAGAGCCTACTGGCGCCGACGTTACCGTGCCTGACCCGTGGACTAAAGACGTTGCATAAAGGAGATATATAAATGACCTTATCAATTACAAAACCAGTTGTCGGGGGCTCATTAAATTCTTGGGGAACTGTTTTAAACACTGCTCTTGACGCAGTTGTGACAGAAATAAATACAAACGCAGCAACAGTTAACGCAACAACAGTTACTGGAACAACAGTTAATGCAACCAATTTTAATATTGGAGGAGTTGCCGTTTCGGCTGATGCAGGAGAGCTTAATAAATTAAATGGCGCAACTGTAACGGTAAACGAAATAAACGTATTAGATGGAAATACAGCCGCAACCTCAACATCAGTAGCAGGGACAGATCGCGTCGTATTCAATGATGCAGGAACTATGAAGCAAGTAGCAATGTCAGATATTGCATCTTATATTGGTACTGTTTCTAGCGCAGGTACAGTTACAAGCGTTGGCATGACAGTGCCAACTGGCTTACAATTAAGCACATCATCAATTACCACAAGTGGTACATTTGCAATAAGTTTAGCCAGTGGCTACGCCATACCTACGACGACGTCTCAAAGCCAGTGGAACACTGCGTATAGTTGGGGTGATCATTCCAATGGGGGTTACTTAACAAGCGTTGCTGTATCAGGATCTGAGTTAAGCGTAAGCACAAGTGGCTCTAGCGTAACAATAACACACACCCCAACTGCACCAACAACAGCGGAAATTTCTTCCGCAATGACGTCAACTATTGTAACAAATAATCTTACAGACGCTGCCGTAACGGCACATCTTACAGACGCTGCCGTAACGGCACATCTTACAGAATCCGCAGTAACCGCAAATCTGCCAAGTTATTTAAATCAATCTAATCTTGCTCCAGTTACAGCGGCCTTAAACGCTGTGGGCTCGTATGCGTGGCTTGGTTCATCTTCAGCAACAACCTTTACGGCAGGAAGTTCATATAATGCTTCTGGATTAAAGTTTGCAGGTTTTCTTTCAACAAATGCATATAACGATGACACAGCCGCAGCTATTACTGGGAGTGCTCCAACTGGTGGGACTTGGCGAGCTATGGGTACGGCTTCTTATGTTAGCAATAGAGCGCCATCAACATTATTTATAAGGGTAACATAATGAGTATAGCAATTACAGAATATAGAAATGCAAAATCTATAGAGGCAGATAACAGCCGTATTGATGTAGAAATAAATCACCCAGATTTTGGATGGATACCTTACACTCTAGATACAGCCGACACAGATATGACAATAAATAATAATGATTTATTAACATTAATTGGCACAGATTTTGTTGCTTATGTAGCGCCAACGCAAACGGAGATTGATGCAGAAACTGCGCGCGAGGTGCGTATAATGCGAGATCACTTATTGCAATCAGAAGTAGACAGCGTTGTATCCAACCCACTACGTTGGGCAGATATGACGTCAGAAAAGCAAACCGAGTGGTCGCAGTATCGTACAGACTTATTAAACGTGCCGCAACAAGGTTCTTTTCCAAATTCAATATCATGGCCCACAAAACCAGAGTAATTAAATGACACTTATACCGCTAAAAATACCGGCAGGATTTTACAGAACAGGTACAGATTTAGATGCGTCTGGCAAATGGCGTGACGGGTCTTTAGTTAGGTGGCGTGATGGTTCTTTGCGTCCAGTAGGTGGATGGAGAACGCACACAACATTAGGTAAAATTACAACATACGCCCCAAGAGGCGCCCACGCTTGGAAAAGCAATCAAGGCACAAGATACGTGTCTGTCGGTTCATACAGCGAGCTATTTGCAGGCATAGCGTCAGGTTCAAAGTTTGATATAACTCCAAATGATTTAGTTGATGGGCAAGAAATTGCAGGACAAAATTTAGGGTATGGGTACGGGTTTTACGGTGGTAACGGCACGTCAATACTAACGGGTCACACATACGGCACACCTAGGCCCGACACTGGGGCAAATGTTGTTGCCGCCACTACATGGTCAATAGATAATTGGGGTGAATATCTCGTTGCCTGCTCTACGGCTGATGGAAGGTTATTGGAGTGGCAGTTAGGTACATCTGCAAAAGCAGTTCCTATTTCAAATGCACCTATAAATAATTCTGGGTTAATAGTTACTGAAGAACGATTTATTTTAGCTTTAGGGTCTAGTGGAAATCCTCGTAAAATAGCTTGGTGTGATAGGGAAAATAACACTGTATGGTCTCCGTTAGCTACAAACGAGGCAGGAGATTACGAGCTGCAAACGTCAGGTTCAATACAAACAGCCATACGGACAAGAGGGCAAACATTAATTTTAACTGACGTCGATTCCTACACGGCTAGATACAGTGGCCCACCGTATGTTTTTGGTTTTGAAAGGGTAGGTACTTCATGTGGCATTATTTCTAAAAAAGCTGCGGCAGACACTGAGGCAGGCGTTTTTTGGATGGGTACAGGTGGATTTTTTAGGTTCGATGGTAATCGAGTTACAGAAATACCTTGTGCGGTACACGATCATGTTTTTGATAATTTAAATATAAACCAAATTAGTTTATCTTGGGCTCACGTTAATGCAGAGTATGGAGAAATATGGTGGTTTTATTGCTCTAATGCATCAAACGAAATAGATAAATATGTTGCTTTTGATTACAAAGAAAATCACTGGCTAATTGGGGATTTATCACGCACTACCGGCGCGCCAATAGGTGTATTTGCCTACTCTATGTTATTTGATGATGATGGGTACGCATATGACCATGAGATTGGATTGAGCTACGAAACGTCTTCTTCTCAACAATCAGTTTTTGCAGAAACAGGGCCAGTAAGTTTAGGAACTGGCGAAAATATTATGCAAGTTACTGATTTAATTCCTGACGAAAAAACGCAAGGCGACGTCAACATAAAATTTAAAAGTCGTTTTTATCCTAATGCAACCGAAAGTACACATGGGCCATTTACTCCTGCAAACCCTACACCTGTTAGATTCTCTGGGCGACAAATCCGTATGAGGATTGAGGGTGATACTCCATATGCTGCATGGAATGTTGGTACTATGCGTATTGATGCAAAGAAAGGCGGTAAGAGATAATGGTAGCTCCTGTACTGCCACCAATTGGTGACGATGTAAAAGCTTGGGGCGTAAGTTTAAACAATTATTTACGTCGCGTATTACCGAGGTTTTATCATAAAACAACAAACGACAACCCGTCAGAGGACGGTATAGTTCTTTGGGATAGCTCAAAAAAATATGCAGTTATCTCACTTGATGGTGCATTTAGGCAGCTCGCCACAAAGCAAGCAACTCCTGCATCAAATACAGGTTCTACTGGAGACGTTTCTGGTATGATTTCATGGGACACAAACTATATTTATATTTGCACTGGCTCTTATAATGGCTCTTCAGCCATATGGAAACGCGTGCAATTAAGCTCATGGTAACGAAATGGCGTCTAGGGGTGTAAATATGTTGGATAATGTAGTAAGGTTAGACGCAAAGCCGAAAGTAACAATATTGCCAGTATTATCTCAAGATTTTGACAAGTACGTTAGTAAAGGCATGGAGCTATTATCTCCTGCGATACTTAGGCAGTCTTACAATGTCACAATGCAAGATGTTGAGGACGATATAAGAGGCGGTGGCTCCGTTATGTGGCTCATTAGTCTTGAGGACAAGTTGGTAGCAGCCATGACAACCGTGGTTGTAAAGCACCCTCAAAGAAAAAATTTAAAGATTGAGTTTATTGGCGGAAAGCGTATGAGGCAATGGATGGATGATGCACTAGATCTAATGAAGAGGTTAGCTTTAGATGCAGGTCTCGACGCCATAGAGGCTGATGGTAGAAAAGGTTTTGAAAAGTACGTAGATGCATCCTTATTTAGATCGGTGTATACTCATTATGAGATGGAGTTAAGATAATGGGATCTAAAACAACAACAAACGAAATGCCTGCTTTCCAACAGGAGTTTTTAGAAGGCACTGTAATGCCATTTGCTAAAGACTTTTTAGCAAAAGACTACCAGAGTTTTGATGGTGATCGAGTTGCAGGACAAACTCCATTACAGCAACAGGCAATGACGGGTTACGGCGGTTTAGATATGGGCGCCCCTTTATACGGTCAAGCGGCTGATACGTATGGTCAAGCGTTAGGTACATTTGGGCAAGCCGGAAATACATATGGTGATTCAGCAGGTGTTTATGGGCAATCGGCAGACATGTATGGGCAATCGGCAGACATGTATGGGCAAGCAGGGCAAAGATTTGATCAGTCAGCAAACGTATATGGTGACTTAGCAACAATGCAAGCGCCAACAGTATCAGAAACGGCAAACATGCAAGGCGCACAAATTGGCAATGTTGGAAGCATTGCAGGCGCAGATATGGCTTCGTACATGTCGCCATACACTGACTCGGTTATTGAATCAGGATTACGTGATTTAGGCGGAGCTCAAGAAATGGCCTTAAACCAACAAGGCGCACAAGCTACGGCAGCTAATGCGTTTGGCGGATCTCGCCAAGGCATAGCGGAAGCTGAAACACGTAAAGCATACGGTCAACAGGCGGCAGACTTTATAGGTAAGCAAAGAGCCAACGCATTTAATCAAGCGCAACAGGCAGCTCAATTTGACCTTACTGGACAACAGCAGCGCGCAATACAGCAAGCTCAATTTAACCAACAGGCAGGGCTAACAAATCTTAACGCAAATCAGCAATCAAGATTGGCAAATCAACAAGCTGCTCTAGCTGCCGCAGGGGTCAGAGGAGCAGGAGCCGCAGGACTTGGGGCCGCAGGCGCAGGTAGATCAAATATTGCAGCAGGGCTAGGTTCAAACGCAGCAGGGATAGGTTCAAACGCAGCAGGGCTAGGTTCAAACGCAGCAGGATTTGCAAATATTGCGTCAGGACAAGGAAATATTGCCTCTGGACTTGCTGATACCGCAGGGTCACAACTTTCAAGTAATATACAAGGGCTTGGAGCGCAGGCTACGGCAGGCGAAACTCAAAGGATGCTTGCCCAACAAGGGCTTGATTCTAATTTTCAAGACTTTATGGCTGCACAAAACTTTCCACTTACCCAGTTTGGCGTTCTAACTGGCGCGGCAGGAGCCGTCCCAACAGGATATGGAACGACAACAACGCGCGATCCTATGGGTACATTTGGCAACTTATTAGCAGGCGCAGGCGCATTTGGAACAGGGTTTCCAAATCTATTTGGCTCTGACGTTAGGTTAAAAGAAAACATAGTTAGCGCCGGTAAAATATCAGACGTAAACTTTTACCGTTGGAATTGGAACGACAAGGCTAAAGAGATTGGCGTAGATAAACACCCAACATTTGGAGTTATGGCGCAGGAACTTGAGAAGAGTTACCCAGAGTATGTCGTTACAGGTGAAGACGGGTATCGTCGCGTTAATTACATTGGACTGTATGCTGAGCTAGGGGTGTGATATGGAACCATATTTACTAACAGAAGAAGACATAAGAAGATTAGGCATAACTGACGCTATGGCAGGCGAACCTGCTAATGAACAGGAAATGCAACTATTATTTCCAGATCCTAGTAATAACATTACCGCCCAACAAGACAGAACTAACATAGTAAATGCAAATTCTATAATGTCTTCAAGGCCAATGCCAAACCCAAACGCTCTTGAGGTCCAGAACGTAGAGGACAGAGTAGAGCCACCAGTGCCATTACCAAACACAACTAATACTATGAACGGCATGGGATTAGTTAACGATCCTGTATCTAGTGACCCCTTTGATAGCTTGTCAAAGACGCAGAGAAGAATGCTTGCATTTGCAGGAATACGAGATGCAGGACTTGCGTTGCAGGGCAAAGAGGGCAGCGCAGTAAACAACTTAATGACTCAGTTTACAAAGCGAGCTGACATAAACCGCAAGGCTCAAGCAGTTGCGGCGCAAAGACAAGCTATGGCAAATTTATCAAGCCTAGATAGATCTAATCCAGAAGCTTACAGAGCCGAAGTGATGCGGTTGTTATCTCTTAATTTAGTTGACGGCCCAACAGCTAATGTAATGTTAGCAGACGCAGATAGAACGCTGCAAAAGCAAAAAGATATTGCAAGCTCATCCGTTATGTTAGATCAAATTGACGCCTTGCTTTTTGATCCTAATTTAGATCAGGCTTTAGGTTTAGAAGGATTTTTTAGACGAAAAGCTGCGGAATTAAATTTAGACCCAAATACAGCAAGAGTAAAAGGTAGACTTGATCAAGTAATTGGTAAGGCATTTTTACAGGCATATTCAACATTAAAAGGTGGTGGACAAATTACAGAGCTTGAAGGTGAAAAAGCACAAGCCGCAGAAGCAAGACTGGGGACAGCGCAAAATCCATCAGATTTTAGGGAAGCGTTAAGAGAGTACAGATTTTACATTGAACAAGGTATTAAAAGGCAAAACGGTGAAAATGTACCTCCCAATACATTTTACGAAAGATCAAACGATCCACTTGGAATATTATAATTATGGCAAAGCAAATAAGTTTAGCAGATCTTAGAAAAAGCTACCCAGAGTATGATGGAGTGCTTGATGACGAGCAATTTAAGCAAGGTATTTATAATAAATTTTATTCTCCAGAAGCTGAAAAAAATGGAAACTTAAAAAGTGGAGAAGCAATTAGCTTTGAAGAATTTGAAAAAAGATTAGCAACAGCTCCTTCTTCTAAAGCTAAAGATTTAAAAGACTCTTTTAACTCTGGTCTTTTAGCAGGGGCGTCATCAACGGTAGATTTTGGCGCTACACTTTCTGAAAAAATTATGAATTTGCCGTTAGAAGTTACACAAAAGTTAAAATTAATGGAGTTGCTTGGGGCGCCAGAAGGAACTTCAGAAACAGCGTTTCCACAATTAGCGCCAAAAGATCCTGATGCACAAACCGTTAGAGGTGCAGTATCTGATCTGACGGGTGGTTATACTGAGTATCAGCCGCAATCTTTTGAGGGTGAATACTTGAGAACAGGCGGTGAATTTGTAGGTGGAGCCGCAGTTTTGCCAATTGGTGGGCCGCTAAAGTCTATGGCAAGTGCAGTAGTCCCATCTATTCTTAGTGAAACCGCAGGGCAACTTACGCAAGACACAGAGTATGAGGATATGGCAAGAATTGCAGGAGCTTTAGGATTGCCTGTAGCTCAAGCAATAGTCAATCCTGCACTTCGTAGAATGGCTTTAGGAGACCCTAAAGAAATTTATGGCAACCTAAAGGGCAGCAATAGAAAAGATGCGGTAAGCGTATTAAATGAGCAAGGTGTAACCGACATTAGCGCAGGTCAACAAGTTGGGTCTAAAAACTTAATGCTTTTAGAGGGCGCTGAGAATCCATCTTTGTTGGCAAAGCAGCAACTAACTCAAGCAGCCCTACGTAAAGCAGGATCAAATGCAGACAATGCTAGTCCAGAAGCTCTTAATGCTGCACGTCTAAGAATTGGAAAAGTATTTAATACTGTGGATAACATGGCAGGCGGTGTACCAAAAGCGTCTGAAGTAAACGTAATGATTAGGGCAGTGCAAAAAGCATCAGGCGATATGAGTATTGGAAATATTCCTAAAAACCTAAAAGATATTGTAAAAGGTTTTAGAGATGCAGCAGAAAATGGCACTGCTATAAATTCTAAAAATATTTCTAAAATTAGAACAGATTTAAATGAGTCTATGATGAAATATGCCAAAAACAACGACATGATTAGTTATGATTTAGCTTATGACATAAAAGAAGCTTTAGACAATATTGTGTTAAGACAAATTCCTAAACAATTACGCCCAAGTTTAGACAATGCTAGAAACCAATATCGAGCCTATCTAACACTTGAAAAAGGTATAATGGGAGCAGGAGTTGACAAAGCTAGTGGCTTACTATCTCCAGACGCCCTTGCAGGCGCAACGAGAATGAGAGAAGGCAAGTCTTACGTAAAAGGCACTGGCAGTGACATGTCTGATTTGGCAAGAGCGGCTCAAGAAGTTTTAACCCCATTGCCTGCCGTATCTGCCGGCGGCAAAAGAATAGACGAAAACTTATTCACATTTGCTAAAGATATTATACCTTCACTATATGCAAAAAATGCTCAAAACACGCTACCACTGAATACATTACAGGCAACATTCCCTAGCCTGTTTGAGCGCATAGCACGTCAAACAGGCGGCTTGTTAAATATCGATTAACTCTTCTTAGCCTTCTTCTTTGGCGCCTTGCCGCCTTCCCAAGCTTCGTTTTCTAATGTCGCAGGATCGTCTGCTTTCAGCGTGCCATTACTATTACGAGCTCGCTTTGGCGCTGATGATTCGGTTAGTGCGGTTATCTCTGCATCTTGGCGTTTAATAATTGCCGCAGCATCCTCACAAGCCTGCATCAATACTTTAAGCTATATGTTGACAACATACCTCTGAGAGCTTCATGCCTGTAAGCTCTTACACTTGCCCCGAGCTCTTCCTCCTTTTGGATCTCGGGGCTTTTTTTATTTGCATTTGTGTTAACCCTCAGTTAACGTGATAATCCTATAAAAAATAAAAAGAGGTTATAGGGTAAAATGAATGATGACATAATGACAGACATTTTTAACTGCGATAAGTCAGAAAGACGCAGAATTTTGCAAGAGACAATATATCGAATTAAATGGGAAAATCTTCGCCAAGACGAGCGGAGCAGTACGCGAGAAACTCGCAACTCTCATCGTGGCGATTGTTGGTCTAAATCAGGTAACAAAAGGAAAGACGATGATTAAATATTTTACTTTCATGGTGCTAACTTATTTCGTGCAAGGCGAACAGGTGACCCATAATATAATGTTCTCTAGCTATGACGGTTGCAGCTATTCTAAAGCCGCTATGTACGCCATAATGGAAAATGAGCATGATGATGTGCTAATTTACTGTAAAGGCACTCCAGTGGCCTCTAATATGCTTATAAAGCCTAGACCAAGGCCGGAGATTGGATCGTGAGTAAACTGCCGCAACATTTTGCTATCGCGCAAAAGATTATTGAAAGAGCTGAACGCGGAATACCGCAAGATCGGTGGATACGGGGCGACCATGAAATGGTTGCCTTCGTAAAAGCTATGATCGATTTATCTGACGCTTATGCTCATTTACATAAAGAAATGATTAATCGTGGCTCTGAGTCGATGAGCATCGACCCCGAGAACACTTAAACAATAGACAAGGCGAGCTCTAGCGTTTCTTTATTTCGCCTTGTCCAACCCTTTCCGTAATGCTCAAAATCATCTAAACCCTCGTAAAACTTTTGACGACCATAGTAATAGTTGTCGAGCACTTCCTTTGGATCTCTGTCATGCACTGCGGCAATCGTCATCTTTCCGATAGCGCCGTCTACAGTAAGGCCACCAGTAGCTTTCTGTAGGATCTTAGCAGCCCTGCTAGGACCGGCGTTCACACACATGTCACTGACCGAGATGTCAACGCCAGAGGGGAGCTTATCTGCATGTATGACATCCCAGTAGTTTTTCTTATAAAGCGGCTTGACGTCTTCTTCGGTCAAAGCTTTCATAACATCTTTAGGCGCAGGCTTGCCAGTATACTTAGCCCAGTTCCATGCAGTAACGCCGAGCATTGTAGAGCCTTCGTTACCATAACCGTCACCTTTTGCATTACCATTGTCGCGCTGATCGTCTGTAAAACCACCCTCATGCTTAATAAGCATTTTAAAAAACATGTACCAATTTTCTTTCATCTTACTCTCCTACTGGCTCTTTATCGCCGCATACCCTGACGTATACCATATCTGAGGTATAACTTTCCGACCATTTATTTTCTGTAAATGTGCAGAAATGCCATAGGTCATCTACGTCTGCATTAAGCAAATCCAGACTATCCTGATGAGCTGATACCTCTCCCTGCAAATGCTCTAAGTCATGGACCAGTGAGCTGATATACCAGACCAATGCAACCAACTGCACAGCCATTGCAAAGGCTAATCCAATGTTCACTTTCATTTTTTCTTGGCTTTCTTTTTTGCAGTAGCACTTAAATCTTTAAAATGAAATAATTGCTTACTGGTTTTCCCGTGTGTTTTGCCACTATGTAACTGACCATTTGGCATTTTATGTGTGCCGCCTTTATGCTCAGTACCATCGCGAAAGTAATGCTTCATTCCTTTAGCCATTTTTAACTCCATAATATTTTGACACTGCACGATTACCAAACCAAAAAGACATTATTGCAGCGAATAAACCTTGTGTCTCTGCCGTCCACATTAACGGTACTGCGTCTGCCCAGTTGCCACCTTCTGCCATAACTCTTAAAATGACTACCGTCTGTACGGCGACGAAAAGAGCAAAAAAACAATAAGTAATAACAGGCCGGACACTTCCACGAAGTGCGTTGACAAAACCTCCAGAATCCATTGAATCATGTTTATATAACCCCTCTGTCTCTTTAATCTCTGCTTGCTTATCTATAATATTTAGCTTGAGCTCGTTGCGCTTGGTCATCATATCCATCTCAACTTTCATGCGCTCAAGCTTGTGTTTGTGGTCTTGACTAGCTTTGAAATAGTTTAAAACTTCTGGCAAAAACGATGTACCAAAGCCCAACAGACTACCTAGCAATGTCATCATTGTTCATTCTCCATTTTTACACTTGCTGATTTGCCGTTTGATTTTGCGCTGTAGGCATTGAAGCCCATGAACGCCCCCACCACGGCACTGGCTGACAACACGTAAACTGATGCAACATCTGTTATTAAACTTGCCGCCTTATCAAATCCAAGGACAGAAGCAAGTAAGATAAAAAAAGGATAAATCAGCATCCCGAATAATGCAAAGGCAGTAAATCTTCGTTCTGAATTGCGCTTTAAATCTTGGTCTACCATCTCTAATCTGGCCTGTTCCAACCGCAGATTATCCCACTCATTTCTTTCTATAACACCATTTTTATTGGCGTCTACTTTATCAAATTCTGTCATCTCTTCGCCCTCGCATATGCAATCGCTATTCTTTTTTCCCGTGTGATTATAACAACTTTACCAGATTTGTCATATATTATGTATTTACCTCGCCGCTCAACTACAATCACAGTTCTATTTTAATGCACACAACTTTTGATTTATCGCTCGTCACAAGGACTTTAGCCTCTTCTTTGGCAATCTCACACACCTCTTGCTTGGTGTAGCTGCCAATATGATAATGCTCAAAGCCTTGCGTTGCTAACTGAACCCAGAGTAAAACCCACATCTACCACCTACCCTGCCATTTGCCTAAAAAGTAAAAGCCTGCAAACAAAATGCCGCCACTAATAGCAAAAATTACGGCGCCAATAGCAAAGTTAATCATGGCGTCTATTTGTTCCTGCTTACGATACAACTCATCTTTACGCCTTTTGCGTTGCTGCGCCTCGATTGCCAAAACTTCTTTCCATGCTGATGGCCCGTACATGAACGAAATTTCATCCTTCAAGGATTGGCGCATCTCCTTGAATTTACGCTCATTATTCCAGAGTAAGATCGCGTTTTCCTCGTCGCTACCTTTGAACGTCTTTTTCCAAAAGGGAGGGTTCTCCTCACGCCGTTGAAGCTCTGTAAAATCTGAGAACGCTTTGCCCCACTGATTTAGTTGGCCGGCCATTTCCCCTAAATCCTTGCCGGCGGAAATGGCGCCCTTGAGCGCCTTAAAACTGCCGGTGGCGAGAGCTACGCATCCACTGATTGTAACGGGGTCCATTTTAGCCCATGAATGTCATATTCAACAGCAGCAATAAACTTGCCCCAGTAATGGCAATCATCACCGACTGTAACTGGCGTATTTTATTATATAAATCTTTAAACTGTATTTTCATCTCAGTTTTAATTTCTGCAACTTGGATTTGTATTTCGTCTATACGCTCATGCGCTGATGATACTGTACGTTTATCCATAAATAAGTCCCTTTCTGCTTTGCGTCTCTTTTAACATATATAATAGGGCTTGTACATCTGTTAACAATTTGTTAACGTATATATATAACGAATCAGGAGGATCAAATGTTTCACTATCACTTAGAACTATCAAGCTCACACTTTAAAAAGCAAACAATTAGAATTGAAGTTATCGAAAACGCTGAAAAAGCTTTAGAACAATTTGCTAAAGCCAGTGGCTCAGTAGAAAAAGTTATCAAACTTTGCAAAGAGTCAGCATTAACAGAAGACGCTTTCAAAATCTTGCCTACGCAAATCGAGCTTACACGCCACGATTATGCAACTGGCGAAAAAAATCAAATGGCAATCTGGAACAGATAATAAACGGGGGCAACAGCCCCCCTTGCTTTCTTTTTAACAAGTAGTTAACAATAAGAAAAAACGGAGTTAACACAATGGAACTAAAACAGATCGGCCCACGCATACGTAAAGAGGTTTACGACAAGTTTGCCAAGGATTGCGAGAATACACGATATAGTCAGTCAGTTATTATTGAGAAACTTATTATTAATTACTTGAAGGACAAAGGCTATGAGTTCGCCAGTGACATTAGGGATTGATTGCGGCTACCGCCACGGCGGTGTCGCTCTCATCTCGGATGATTGGTCAGAGGTTCACGACCTGCCAGTTTACAGCGAAGGCGGTGTCGATGTAGTTGCCCTTATGGACATTATTACGAGCGCAGATGTTACGCACATCTACTTAGAGCGGCAACAGGCAATGCCAAAACAGGGGGTCAGCTCAACATTTAAAATCGGTTATGGCTTCGGTCAGATCGTTACGACGGCAGCATTAAGCCGCACGCCGTACACTATAGTTTCACCGTCGATCTGGAAAAAATCACTCGGGTTGCAACGTGACAAGGACGCAGCAAGACGTCTAGCTCAGCAATGGTTTCCAGATCTGGCATCATCACTAATTAGGAAAAAAGACGAGCACCGTGCCGAGGCGCTGCTCATAGCATATTATGGACGAGGAAGACCATGACCATCAAATACACAATGCCAAACGCAGAATACCATAAGAGCGAGGCTCTCAGTGCGTCTGGTGCAAAGACGATAGCCATGAAGTCATTGGCTCACTACAAGTATGGCGAAGTAAAGCATAGCCCTGCATTTGACCTTGGAACGTGTACACACACACTCGTGTTTGAGCCGCATATGAAGAACAGCGTTTGGTGCGGCCCTGATAGTCGTCGTGGTAAAGAGTGGACGCAGTTGAAAGAAGAGGCCGAGGCTGAAGGCGCGATACTGCTCACCAAATCAGATTATGATCAGGCAAACAAAATGGCAGAAGCCGTGCTAAGCAATCCGGCTGCCGCAGATTTGTTATCTGGCGACCTAGTCGTCGAGGCTAGTATGTTTGCTCACGACAGCATTTACGACGTTGAGACAAGAGCTAGACCAGATGGATGGCGTAAGGACATAGCAGCATTAATAGATTTGAAAACGACAATTGATCCGAGCCCAGAGGGCTTCGCACGTCAAATAGGCAACTTTGGCTATCACATGCAGGATCAATTTTACCGCAGGGTATGTACACTAAATGGCATCGAGATAGATCGATTTATATTTATTGCGGTAGGCAAGGATTCTCCACATTGCGTTGGAGTATACGAACTCGATTGGCGCACGCTCGAAGAGGGCAAAGCGGCAGTCAAGTACGCGCTAGAGCAATTTGCTGCGGCGCAAAAGAGCGGCGTATGGGGCTCTGGTTATGGTGAGCTGCAAACTCTCCAGATACCACCATATGCTTTTAAATTTTCGGCAAACTAGTCAAGGAGACACATATGCCAATAACATTCGGATCTGCGGAGAGTACCGCATCATCAAACTTTATCAGGTCAAACCTTCC